CCGTCGAGAATGTCGGTCTCGGTGATGCGGTCCGAGGACAGCACGCCCTCGGCATCCTGCGCATCGACCGACAGGTCCGAGCCTGCCCGCACCTCGGAGGCAGTGAACCCGCTCTCGGGCTCGAAGTCCGTACCTTCGAAGACGAGAGTCCGGTCATGGTCGGTGAAACCGAAGGCCACGCCATCGGCGCGCGTGATCCGCCAGCACCAGGCGAGCGTCGTGGTGCCCTCAATGAGATGCGCCTGCAGGGCGGGGTTGAGCTGCTTCATCTGCGGATCTCCAGGAGCGGGATGGAGGCGATGGACCCGAGGCGCTCGAGGTCGAGCGTCACGTCGAGCGTGTCGGTGTCGAAGCGGACGGGGGTGTCGAACTCGAAGCCTGCGGTGACGGGGACACCTGCGGCAGGGGCTGCGCCGAAGGTGACGAGGCCGGTCGCGGTGTCGACGGACCAGCCCGAGAGCTGCTCGGTCCCGCCCAGCGCGACGCGGACGGTGCCTGCGACGGGCTTGGTGATCGTCCGCGTCCAGGCCTGCGGGCCCGAGGCGTAGCGCTTCAGAAGCAGGAATGTCGTGCGGACCCCGTCGCCAGTGCCGAGCGGCTGGTCCAGCGGCGAGGGTGTGCCCGAGGGCAGGCAGGACTTGTGGTCGCCCCAGTCCTTGAAGCGGAAGCCGTGCAGCCGGCCGTTCCGCGCCTCGAAGAAGGCGACGACCGCTGCCAGATCGTCGGCGCGGCGGATGCCATACGCGACATCGTAGCGGCGGCGCGAATTGGCCCAGCTGGCGTTGCGCTCCTCGTCGCCCGAGGCCAGCTCGACCACCTGCGTGCGCCGTTCCGGCCCGCCGCGCGCGCCACGGCTGATCGCATCCGGAAACCGGACTTCGTGAAAGGACATGGGGTGGGCACCTTGACTTGGGTCTTGGCTCGAAACGGCGCGATGCGCTTTCCGCAGGAACCGGGTCGCGAGACGCCACTCGATCCCGGGCAACTGAATGGCAGAACCTGCAGGACTGCCCCGATGATCGACGACGACCCTTGCCCTGTTGCTGTTTCTGTTGCCGCTGGCCTATAGCCCCGGACCGGGGAACATGTTTTTTGCCGCCATTGGCGGTCGCTTCGGTCTGCGCGCCTCGGTTCCCGCGACCACAGGCTATCACCTTGCCACATTCGTTGTGACCGCGGCGATCGGTCTGGGGTTCTCGGGACTTTCCAGGCTGAGCCCGATCCTGTTCGACCTCTTGCGCTACGGTGGGGCGGCCTATGTGCTCTGGCTGGCTTGGGGGTTTCTGCGCGCGGGAGCCACGACCGGAACCGCCGAGGCGCGCGAAGCAACCGCGCTGGACGGGGCGATCCTGCTCCTGTTCAATCCCAAGGCATATCTGATCGTCGGGCTGATGTTCACCCAGTTCCTGCCAGCTTCAGGGGTCACCGATCCGGCGCTGGTTGTCTGGATCACGGCGGTATTCACGCTCAACAACCTTTTGGCCTTCACGGTCTGGACCCTCGCGGGCGACTTGCTGATGCGGCAGTTTCGCAGAGCCTCCAGTGCGCGGCCGATGAACATTGCCTTTGGGGTGATGCTGGCCGCTGTCGCCGTCTGGATGCTGTTGCGCTGAATGTGGTTCACAGTCCCCTTCGGCCCATCGACACCGCACGGGCGATGTCGGCGGCCACTTGGGTGCGCGACTGCCGGAAGCTCTCGGCATCGCGGGTCATGATGGTGACATTGACGCTGGGTGCGCCACCGCGCCCGCCATAGCCGGCGGCCTCCCGGCGCGAGAGCACGCGCTCGCCGCGCTGGAGGATCGCGGGCACCTCGTCCGGCTTCAGCCCGACCCAACCGCCGGAATGCATCCGCGGGGCGCCCGCGAAGGCCAGCGCGGGAACCATGCGGCCGGGACCGGGCGCGCCCACCATGCCGCCTGCGTGCAGGACGGAGGCGAACATGCCGCCCGCGCCGCCAAGGACACCCGACAGCAACCCCGCCAGCGGGCCGAGGATGAAGCGCCGCGCAGCCAGCTGGGCCAGATCGGCGATCATCGAGGTCACCAGATCGCGAAAGTCGAGCTTGCCCTTGCGCACGAAGTCGGCGACCGCGGTCTCGGCCGCCCCGAATGCCCCGACCAGCGCCTGGCCGATATCGGCGCCGATCTCGCGGGCCCTTGCGGCATAGTCGGCCAGCGCGGCGGTGACCGCCTGCCAGCCGGTCACGGCTTCCTCGGCACCGGTGGCGGTCTGGGTTCCGGCCTCGCGCCCGGCCGCGGCCGCGCGACCGGCCGAGGTTTCCGCCTCGTCCAGGGCCTCGGCGACACGACGCGCCCCGGCGGCGGCAGCGTCCAGCGCGCCCTCGGTTTCCTCGCCCGTCCCGCGCACGGCCTCGACCAGCGCGGTGACGGCCTCGCGCACGCCGTCGAAGGCGCCCGCCCGCGTGTCCGCCGCCCGCTGGCGAAACCGCTCGGCCATGATGCCCGCGTTGCTGGCGGCATGATCCAGCATCGAGGCCAAGGACTGCGCCCCGAACCAGTCGATCTGGAAATCCGCCCCGATCCGGTCGGCGACGGCGTTGAAGGTGGGCCCGATCATCCCGAGGAAGTCGGCCCATTTGCCCGCGAGGAAGGCCATGAGCCGAGACCAGATGCTCTCGATGTCGGCACGCAGCGCCCGGAAATCGTCGACCAGCGAGCCCATCGTGGTCTTGATGCCGTCCCAGACGGCGCGGGCGACATTGCCCATCATCTCGAGCGCGTTACCGAAGCCCCCGGCGCCCGACACCAGTCGACCAAACTGGTAGACCAGCTCGCCCGCGCCCACGATCAGCGCCCCGATCCCGGTGCGGATCAGCGCGCCGCGCAGGACCACCAGCGCCGTGGCCAGCCCGCGCACCGAGAGCGCTGCAGCCGCCAGCCCGACGACCCAGCGTCCCGCCATGAGGGCGGCAAATGTGCCCGCGATGCTGACGAGGCGGCCAAGGTTGTCGAACAGGGTCCGGATCGCGATGCCGAGCGGCCCGGTCGTCCGCGCCACGGCCGCCATGGCGTTGGCGACAGCCTCCAGCGCAGGCGCGGCAGCGACCGCGAGCTGGTTCGAGAGCCCGCGCCAGATGAGACCCAGCCGCGAAATCGCATCGTTGGTGCGTTCGATCTGGCGCGCGTCCTGATCGCTGACCACCACGCCGAAATCACGCACATCCTGCGTCGCCTGTCGCAGCGTCGCGGTGTCGATCCGTGTGAAGACCAGCGCCGCCCGGTCCCCGAAGAGCTGCGAGGCAACCGCCGCGCGCTCGGCCTCGGGCACGAATTCCGCGAGCCGGTCCTGGATCAGTGCGATGCGCTGGTCGAGCGGAAGGGCTTGCAGCTCCCCGGCAGACAGCCGCAGGCGGCGCAGCGCCTCGGTCGCGGGTCCGGCCCCGGCTGCGGCCTGTGACAGCCGCCGCGTCAGCTGCGCGGTGGCCTGTTCGATCTGGCCCATCGACACGCCCGCCAGATCGCCCGCGCGCTCCAGCACCTGGATGCTCTCCACGGTCGTGTCGAGCGAGGCCGCGAGCTTGGCCTGTGCATCCACGGTCGAGAGCCCCGAGCGGATCATCGCCGTGGCGGCCGCCGCCAGCGCACCCGCTGCCGCAGCTGCCGCGATCCGCGCCCGGCGCGCGAAGGCGGCAAGCCGCACGTTCGCCGCCTCCACTCTCGCGCGAAAGCCGGCCGAAGCCCCGCGCGCCCGCTTCACCGACACCTTCCACGTTCGGCACGCACCTCGCCGCCCGCCCACCCGCCGCNACGACGGACCGGATACGCGTTTTTCCATCATTGGGGTTTCCTCATGGAGGGGTCAGCCGCGCTCGGCGGCGAGGGTTTCGTTCAGGCGGCGCACCATCACCGCCTCGATCGGAGGCAGGAGTTCGGCCATGGCGAGGGGCGGGACGCCCAGCGCCTGGCCCAGCGCCAGGGCCGCGCCCATGTCCCAACCGATCACCGCGCCGGGCAGGATGCGCAGCTGGCCGCCGAGGCGCTGCGCCAGGTCCCAGACCTGCGCGCCCTCCCAGGTCAGCGGCCGGTTCAGCCTTGCGGGACAGTCCGGGCACGCGCCCCCGCGGCCCTCGCAGGGTGTGCAGGCCGTGCAGTAGCTTTCGCCCCCGCCGAAGGACCACTCGGCGAGGGCGATGAGGCGTTTTTTTCCTGTTCCAGCAGCAGCCCCTTCGCCACATAGGCCGCCTGGAAGGCCTCGAAGGCGGGCCAGATTTCGAGGAGCGCGTCGATGCCTTCGGGGCTGACACCGACCGGGTTGCCCTCGGCATCGCCCACGCCCTCCCAGTCCAGCACCGCGCGCCGGGCGACGGCCTTGGCCATGGCCAGCGCCAGTTCCTCGGTCGTGGCGTCCGGCGGCAGGGCTTCCACCGCCGGATCGGCCCGGGCCGAGACCATCAGCGCGGTGGTCAGCGGGCGCAGCTTCAGCCGCACGCCGGGTAGAAGGCCCAGCCAGCGCGGTGCGTTCGTCAGGTCCAGAGTCAGCATCAGTACGTCCCTCTCTCGTTGACCAGCGTCAGCGTGCACATCCGGCCGAGTGCGGGATCGACCGCCGCCTGCCAGTCGAAGCTCGCCTGGATGCCCTGCGGCCCCGGCACCTCGATGCGCGGGCGCGGCAGATAGACGGCGTGGATCGTGAAGGTCAGGCTCTCGCCCGAAGGCAGCACCCAGCCGAGCTCGATCTCGCACGGATCCCCGGCGATGGCCTGGTTCGCGAGCACCTGGTCGGCGAAGCGCACCTCCATCCGCCCCGTGAGCGCGGCCATGCCGGGATCGGCCCCGTCGATCCGCCCATCGGCGCGGATGGTCTCGATCCGGTCGAGATTGTTGGTGTAGGTCACCTCGGCGGTGACGAGGTTGCCCAGCGCCGTGCCGTTGCGCATCACCGTGCCGTTGAAATGGCCGAAGCGCAGGAGGTCGAGCGCGGCCGGTGTGCCCGCGCCGGTGGTCGTGGCCAGCGCCTCGCCCTGCGCGACCAGCCGCGCGGTGGCAGTCAGCAGCCCCGCGCGCTGCATCTGGAACGACAGCTGGTCGACGACACACCCCGCGTACATGGCGAAGCGCGGCACCTCGGGCATGGCGACCTCGATGGCCATCGAGGGCAGCACCCAGCCGCCCGAGCGGAACTCGTGCGTGAAGGGCCCCGGCCCGGTGCCGGTGGTCGTCGGCGCGCCGAAGGCCCCCTTCAGCCAGAAGCCGCAGCCATTGGCGTCGATCGGCACGACCACGTCGCCGTCCGCCGTCAACGCATCCTTGATCGGCGCCAGCGGATCGCGGCCGTAGCCGAGAAGCTCCGAGTTCAGAAGCGGCTGCTCGGCCCCCAGAGTGGTGCTGGCAAACGGCATCCGGGTGTAGCCACTCGCGGGCGGCGTGCCATAGGTCGTCTCGAACGCGAGCGCCATCTGCGCCCGCGCCCCGTGGGCTCGTGCCATCGTCTCGTCTCCTGTGGTGTTTGGGGTCAGACCAGCGGGTCGGTTGTGGAGTAGTGCAGGATGACCGGGATCACGGCGGCCTTCAGGCTGGCCGCGCCGTCAATGGGCAGATCGACCGGGCGCGGGGCTTCAGCCTCGATCCAGTCGCACCGCCCGCCCAGTGTGCGGTCGGCTGAGATGGCCGCACCGATGCTGGCGCAGAGCGCGGCGAAGGTCGCGTCACGGTCAGCGCCTTGCACGACCGCCTCGATCTCGGCCCGGTGCTGGTAGTGGTAGCGCAGCGGTGATAGCGTCACGCCGGGCTCTCCCGGCTCGCCATCGCGCAGGATCATCAGACCGGCGGCGGGCACACGCTCGGGCAGGACCTCGCCGCGAAGCACCGGCACATGCGGCACCGTGCGCAACAGGTCCGCCAGGGCGGTCAGGATGGTCTCGCGGGGTGTCATCCGATCTTTCCTTCCACCCAGTTCGCGACAATGGTTCCGGGGATTGCTTCCTGCGCCCGAGCGGCGTCGCGAGCAAGGTCGAGCCGCTTCGACAGCTTGACCTGCGGCACGAGCAGGAAGATTGGGACTGAGGTCACGCCACGGCCGGTCCGTGAGCGTGAAGCGACGGCCCGGCCGCGCGTGTTCAGCCGTCCCTCGGCCACCAGCAGGCTCGGGCCCGTTCGCCGATAGACGAAGCGCAGGCGCAGCCCAGAGCGCCGTTCCCATTCGCCGGGCGTGATCCGACCACCGCGTGCGGATTTCCCGGCGGCGGGCGTGGGGATCGCCAGCCAGAACCCGTTGCGCGAGCGGATCAGAGGGCCTGTGTGATGGGCGCCGATGATCACCGGGGCCTTCGACCAGACGACTGCTGCTGCACTGAGGCTGGGTCTGCCTTTCGGGAACTGCTCGGAGCGGATGGTGTTGGCGAGGCGCTGACCGAGGCCTGCACCCGTTATCTGCGCGCGCCAGGAGGATTTCACGCTGTTGCCAGCCTCGCTGACAGCCTGGCTGACGGCCCTCTCGCCGGCCTTGATCTCGGCGGCCATCATGGCGACCAGGTCCGGCGTGATGTAGAGTTGCAACCTCATGCTGGCCTCAAATCGATAGTCCAGATAAGCCGCTCGCGGTCGCGCACCGGCTCGCCCTGGATGAGGAAAGCCTCGCCCTCGATCTCGATCCGGTCGCCTGGTCGCGGGGTCGCCACCTCGGCCACGCGCAGGTCGATGCGGGTGGTCTCGGACCAGAGCCGCGCGTCACCGAAGCCGGTGACCTCATCCACGCGGCGCATGACCACGCGGACGAGAACCGGAGTGCCACCGTCCGCGATGTATGTGGCATCGCGGGCGATGTTCGGGTCCGTGAAGAGGTTTTCGATGGCGGCTGCGAAGACCGACATGCGCGCGCCCGTCAGTTCGAGCTGTGCAAGCGGATGGCAAGGCGCGGGCGCTTGTTTACCGGCAGGATCGAGGCTTCGGTCATGAGATCGATCCAGCGGCCCTTGGCGTCCATCATCTGCCGGGCGTAGAGCGGCAGGCCGATGGTATTGGCGGTTTCGAGCAGGTTCGCGGGCCCGCCATAGGTGGTGAAGGTGTCGAAGGTGCCGAGCGGGAAGGCGATGCCCTCGCCGGTGGGGATCAGCCGTTCCGATGTCCCGTTCGAGAGGGTGACCGAGCCGTTGTATTCCTCGAAGAGGATGCCCGCGAACGGGAACGCCCGGCGCATGTCCTCGCGCAGCGGCTGGCCGCCGGTGGCCGAGAAGAACTTGTAGGCGTCCTCGGTCTTGGGATGGCTGATCAGCTTGTCGAAGAATTCGGAGCTGACCAGCGCATGGGCCGTGGTCATGGTCTCGCCCAAGAGGTTGTCCTCGATGGCGCGGAGCGTGGTGCGGACCTTGCCCTGGATATTGGTGCCGGCCGTGCCGAAGACGAAATCGACCGAGATCTGATCGAGCCCGAATTCGGTGAAGTAGTTGTAGAGGGTCGTGCCCGCCCCATCCTTCACGATGCCGCGCAGCGCATTCATCTCCATGTATTCGCGGGTCTGGGCATGCTTGCGGCGCATCAGCGTGAGCTTGCGGTTCATCACCTCGACCAGCGGATCGGCCGCGTCCGAGACGCCCAGCGCCGGCATCCCCTGGATGTCGGCAGGCAGGATCACATCGTCATGCGGGATCCATGGCAGGGCGAAGCTGCGCATCGAGCGGGCCTCGCGGTTGCCGACGGTGGCGGGGGCGCCCAGCGGGACCGAGGGCAGGAGGCTGAGGACGCCCTCGCGCTGTTCGATGACGATGGAGCGCTGGGTGACGCCCTCGAAGCGGAACAGGCCGATCTGGCCGAGGCGGGTGTAGAGGT